CGCACCCCTGCCTTGTGGAGTTCTGACGGCATCGTCGCCTTGTTGATGACGTTGCTGATCGCCTTGTTGATGTTGTCCATCTGCACGCCTCGATAGTGGGCGTGCGCTGCTGTCGTGTTCATGCTTGCGAGGTCTGCCTCCTGGTGCTTCTTGCGCGTGTCGGCGCGCATGTTCTGTAGTTGCTCGCTGACCATCCGATCGTACTGGTGCGCTTGAACTGCGCTGCTCCCTCCTGCTCCTGCGGAGCTGCTTCCGCCGCCGGCATGTCCCGCTGCTGCGCTAGGTGGTCCTCCACCGCCGAATTGGGCTGCCAGGATCGGGTTGATCCCGGCTTTCCTCATGTCGTTCACCGCCCACTGGTAGCGGTTCTGGTAGAAGTTCTTTTGCCACTTGCGCGCCTTCTTTGCTTCCCTCGCCGATGCGTAGGTTGCCAGCGCCTGGCCGATTTGATCTTGGGTCTGTTGGACGCCGCCGCCCATCATCCCCATCCCGAGTGCCGATGCCATGTTAGGTCCCTCCTAGAAGTGGTCGATGAGACCGGGCACCGAGTAGGTCGGCATCGGTCGTGCGTGCCTGATTCGGAAGAGCGAGTCCATCAGGAAGTGCGGCTCGGTCGTGACGCCCGCGACCCTGTCGATCGGCGGATTCTCTGCGATGAAGGCATCGCTGAGCGTCGGCGCGGAGCTGAAGTCTTGCGCCAGGTGCCATGCGTCCAGTGGAGTCGAGAAACTCGATCGGAACTGGCTTGCGAGCCTGCTGGGCTTGTAGCGGTACTCGGCCCACCGCTCCTGGTAGCCGAACACGTCGTCGTCCGTTGCTCCGCCGGAGCCCACCGCGTAGATCTCCTTTTCGAGGACGGCCTGTTCTCCGATGTTGGCGAGCGAAGGCCAGTAGAAGTCGTAGCGAGTGCTTCGACTCCACATCCGGTCGAGACCTTGCTGGTACGTGAGGTCGGCTCTCACACTGACGAGGCCGATGATGTAGCCGTGCTCAGTGAAGCTCTTCGTGAACATGTGCTTGTCCTGCACAGCCACTCCGAACGCTGCGAGTTCGGCTTGGACGGGATTGCTCCCTCCGTCTCCTGTCGTGTTCGCCACCGGGTTGACGATCAGCGGCGTCGATCCCCCTCCCAGGAATTCCGGCCGTTGCAGCCGGAAGTCGGGACTGGTCACTCCGAAGTGACTCTTGATCGTTTCGACGTAGCGGGTACCTCCGCGTGCGTCCTTCTCCAGCAGCTTCTGGATCTGGAAGCTCTGCCGCAGTTGGTTGACCGTGACGTCGATGGCCGTGGATAGATCGGCCGTGAGGGCGTTGGCCCCTGTTAGGTCAACCTCCAGGTTCGGGTCATTCCACTCGATCGCCCCGGGCGTGACGCCGCTGGTCGACCAGGTCGTTGCGGTCGACGCGTGCGTTGCGACCAGGTTTCCGCCGCCCGTGCCGCTTGCGACGCCGAAGCTCGGTCCGGTTCCGCTTTCGCCCGTGACACTGAGAGTGCCTCCAACGGTGGATACCGGCGCTGAGTCGCCGATCGGGATAGTGACGGCGTCGCCCTTCTGCGGCCACGGTAGGCACGATGTGAAGTAGTCGTGCCTCTTGCTCCGGTAGCGGAGCGTGTAGTCGGTCGGAAGATCGGGTCCGTCGTCGGTTGCGACTGGCACGCTGTCGGTGATGTCTTGCGGCCGGAACCACTCGTTGAAGATCAGCGCGTACGCCCGGAAGGGGAGCGCGCTGTGTTCGAGGTCCGGCACGCCCGGCGGGATGCCCATGTGATCCGCCAGAGTTTGCGCCGAGTAGCCAGTCGACGCCGGACTGGTGATTGTCGGAATCGTGAAGTCGGTCGAGTCGCCCGGGTCGTCTTGAGCTCCATTGAATTTCTCCCAGTTGTCCCACAGCAGTCGCGTGGGCACGAAGAAGAAGTGCGTATCGAGGTAGACGTTGTCCATGATCGGATAGATCAGGGTTGCGATCCTTGCGAAGAAGGTCGCGTCCATGCTGTACGTGTCCCCCGGCAGGATCTCGTCGACCAAGCAGGGGATGAGCACCCCTGCGTCGAAGGTCGTCTTGAACCCGTGCGATCGGTCGAACACCGATCGCGGGATTGCCGGGGGCGGATTGAAGGCGAAGCTGCGTTGCAGGTCGGTTGTTCCGCGGTTGATTCCAGATCGTGCCATTGTCTTTCTTCCTTCCCTCGTTGCCGAGGCGCTAGCCGGGATGTGGAGTCCCAGCGGTTAGGGTGCCGTTGTTATTCGGCGTCCCGATGTTGCGCTCGCAGTTGGAGCGCCGTTCCGAGATTTCGCGGCGTCGAGTACATCTCGATTTGACCGCTCATCTCGTTCCATTGGCCCAGCTCGAAGAGCGTGTAGTCCGCTGCATAGCGGTTGAAGTCGCTGGGGACCTCCACTCCGTTCTCGATCTTGGTTGCCTGCGATGCGTTGATGACCTGGCGGATTGCCAGTCCAGGTGCAGGCAGAATGAAAGGCTGAAGGTACGCCTCGGCCTTGTCGTCGTAGATGCTGAAGATGAGTTGGTTGTGCATGTGTTAGTCGCTCCGGGGTTCCCGGCTGAACTGCCGGGCCCTTGCTTTTGCACACGCCTCTCTAACAACCCGCCTTTCGGGTGTCTGGTCGTGTGCGTATTTCTGCGCTTTGGTCGCGCGTGTTGTTTTGATGTTCTCGAATTGGTCCTTAGTTAATTTTGCCTCTCCTTTTTCGATTTCCTCTTCGTACCATTGGTCGTAGCGCTTTGGTGGTGTCATTCTTTTCCCCCGGAGCACTACTTCATCCCGAGGATAGAATTGGTCTTTGTGCTTGTCGTAGAAGGTCTTACCGATGCCGGGTCGTCTGCTCATTGTGCAGAATTCCGGCTTTCGTCCGCCTAACAGATCGTCGTCTGTTAGTTTCTTCGTGACGTACTGCGCGACGTAGGCCGCGCTCTCGAACGTCAATTCCCCGATTTTGCAGCTTCCGTGACGCCAGAGCCGGTCAAGTCTCTGGCTAGTGTAGATAGGATGCCCAGATTTACTGACTCCATACTTGACGCGATCATCAGCGAAAGCATCACCAAAAAGGCAAGCGTGATAGTGCGGCCTGCTTGTAGTCTCACCGTACTCTCCAGCGAGAAAGTACCGGAGGCGTTCAGGTGCCTTGTAGGTTGTTCCGCTTCGCTTTGCTCTTCGCTTCGCATTTCTGATTCGGTCCTGTCTGAGTCGTTTCCAGAATGCTTGTGTGTGCTCGACGACGAGCCCGAAGTCCTCGGGGATGTTTTCGTCGTCGTATGTGAGAGTGATAAAGCAGCTTTCATCGCTTGCCATCTTCTCGTGTGTTAGGCGGACGGCCCACTGTCTGGATCTCTCCAGTCGACAGTGAATGCACTGTCCACAGCGAACCTCTACCGGGAGGTCGATGTAGCCTTCCGTGAGCTTAAACGAAACGCGGCCACCGGGACCCCGGTAGCCGCGCAACGGATAGAGGCAGTCGTTCGCCATCGGTTAGAGGCGCCATCCCCCTCGCATGGGCGACATGCGAAGGTTCTTGTTCTTCACCTTGCTGCCTCGTCGGAAGTTCTTCCGGTTCGCTCGTCTGCTGAGCTTCTTGCGCTTGCGCATTTGATTCCTCCTGTAAAGAGGGCGGGACCCCGCACACTGAGCCCCGCCCTCTGGGGGCTGCCACTTCAAAAAGAGCGGCAGCCCCGTGTTGTAGACCAGTGCTTCCTTGATGCAACTGGTCTTACTGACACCCCCGCCCTAGTCGGCCTGAGGCTCGTCTGCGGTTTCCGGTTCCGCCGGCGTGGGTGTCTCCCCTCCCTCGGAGTTCGTCGCTTCAGGCGTCCCAGGAAGCTCGAGCTGAAGCCCTGCGGCCTTCAGGTCCTCGAGCTGCGTCGGGTCGTTGATGGCCTCGAGGAGCCTTCCCGGGTCGTTGTCGACGGCCTTTCTCACCTTGGCAGGGAGCTGCTCGAACGCGCGCTGCGCGGTCTGGACGTTGAGGACGGCGGTCATGTAGTCGCCCGCTGTTGAGAAGTCGCCGTACTTCGGCGTTCCTGGTGCGATCGGCGCGAATTCGCGCCGCTTGGTCAGTCGGTCGATGATCACGTTGATATCGCAGTCCTCCTTGAATTCCTGATGCGTTCGGCCTTGCCCCTCGAATTCGACCGTGACCGGTGTGCTCTTGTATCGGTCGTTGAGTTCTCGGAGTACCTCTCCGGTTGTCTCGTCGATGACTTGATGGCGCATGTTAGTTGCCTCCTGTGCGCGTTTCGTGGGTCCACGTGTTCCCTTGTCGGTCGCGTCGCGTGACGCTCTCTCGCGTGCCGGACTGTCCGGCGCGGATCCTGTTGTTGAGCATCTTCGCGCTCGCTCCCTTGATGCCGAGGTTCATCAGCGTGGATAGCGGCCCGAAGATCTCGTTGGTCCAGTCCATGAATTTGCCGAGGTCCGACGTTCGCACCCCTGCCTTGTGGAGTTCTGACGGCATCGTCGCCTTGTTGATGACGTTGCTGATCGCCTTGTTGATGTTGTCCATCTGCACGCCTCGATAGTGG